GAGAGTGTATATGTCGTTTAACGATGGCGAATTTGGAAAGTTTATTGCCATTTTGTGTTTCTCCTAATAATTGTTTTATTTAATTAAATAATACTTTCAATATAACATAATTATTACTTTATATAAATTTCTTGCAAGAAAAAAGTGTTTCGTTTCTTTTTCCTAACTCTATTTATAATATAAAAACTCTCTATTTTTTAAGAGTTTTCAATTCTTTTTTTACGCAGCTACAGATCCACCACTTAAACACCAACCAGTACCATCCCAAACAGCCATAAATGTACGATTATCTGCTGGACCGTCTCCATTTGTTCTCCATACGAAATTTGTTCTTGCGTCTGTAGTATCGCCTGGTATAGTCCATTTTGCATTAGCGATAGTAATATCACTGTATCCACTACCAACAGCACTACGCCAAAAGTGTAATTCTTGTCCAGTATATGTTCCGTCTGCTAAAGTGTAGTTTACACCACCTTTTATAAAGTGATGACGTTTTGTAATATCAATAGCACCAGCTGTAGTATTACTTTCATAACTACTTATACTTACGTGTTCACCACCAACTGTTAATTTATCACTTGTTAATCCAATACTTATTTCGCTGTCGCCCATTTTAAGACTATTATCACTTAAAAATAAATGTCTAACTTTTCTAGTAGCACTACCTATATCATAAGTTTCATGAGCTACAGGTAATAAATGTCCGCTATTTGTAATATCCCAACGATCGGTTCCTTCCGTTCTAAATGTGACTTCGCCATCTGTACCTGTATCTGCTACTGATACTGAACTATTACCGGCAGTTATAGAAGAACCTGAAGATTGAGCAATCCATTCATAATCTCCATTGCCTGATAATAAACTTGTGTTCCAACTTAATACATATCCGTTTGTTGGTGCTGTGCTACCTGACCATAAATGATTGTTTATAGTAGTGTTAAATGCATTGCCACCCATAATGGTTGCACTACCAAAATTAATTGTTGTACCTTGTAAATCAAAAGTTGAACCAGCCGAAGCATTAATGCCTCCTGACCCAATATCTATAGTGCCTACTGCTATTTTGCCAGTGACACTTACACCATAAGATTCATCTTGAATATTATTTAAACCAAGGTTGTTGACCCATTCATAATCACCTGCACCTGAAAGTAAACTTGTATTCCAACTCAACACATATCCGTTTGTTGGCGCTGTGCTACCTGACCATAAATGATTATTGATAACACCATTAAATGCATTACCACCCATGATAGTTGCACTACCAAAATTTATTGTTGTACCTTGCAAATCATAAGTACCGCCAGCCGAAGCATTGATACCTCCTGTACCAATGTCTATAGTGGTTACTGCCATTTTACCAGTGACACTTACACCGTAAGATTCATCTTGAATATTACTTAATGCACTACTTGAACCTGTATAACCTACTGAACCTGTAAATCCTACTACACCTTGGTTAGCCAATTCAACCCATTGGTTGCTATTACCATCGTTCATGTAGAAGTATTGAATACCTGTTGCGTCATCAATCCAAACATCGCCAAGTCCTGCTGAACCTGGTGGAGTTGATGATAAACTTACATCTAAATTTCCTTCCGAACCTGTATAACCTATAGCGCCTTGATCACCTTTTGATCCACTATAACCAATTGATCCTGTATAACCTAAATCTCCTTTTGAACCTGCAAATCCTGTATCACCTTTTGATCCATCAAAACCTGTATCGCCTTTTGATCCTGTGTAACCAACTGATCCTGTGTAACCTAAATCTCCTTTACTGCCGGTAAATCCTGTTGCACCATCGGAACCATCAGCACCTGCTTCTCCTCTACTTCCTGTAAACCCTACTGAGCCGGCATAACCTAAATCTCCTTTTGAACCTGTAAATCCTACATCACCTTTTGATCCTGTATAACCAATAGCACCTGCTGAACCTGTGTAACCAATATCTCCTTGATCGCCTTTTGATCCTGCAAATCCTGTTGTACCTTGATCACCTTTACTTCCTGTAAATCCTGTATCGCCTTTTGATCCTGAATATCCTAAATCTCCTTTAGAACCTGTGTAACCAATGGCACCTGCTGATCCTGTAAAACCAATTGCACCTGCTGAACCTGTATAACCTGAACCACCTGATACACTAAACAATGACCAGTTTGCGTCTGCATTAGGAACAGCACCTGTTCCGGCGTCTCTTGATTGACCACCTTGTAATTTGTAAGTATAATAATTATCGCCTGTGTATGTTGTTGATCCCGATGTATATGTTGTCTTAACATATACTAACATACCTTCTTGTATTCTAGCACCAGGAATATTTGTTAATGTATCTGTTCCAACACCTGTGATAGAATGTAAAGTACCTCTAATCTCCGTATCAAGTACAATAGGAGAATTAGTACCGGTACTCCATGTACCTGGCCATACGTTTCTGGTTAATCCGTCGTAATTACTAGCCATTAACTAATCTCCACATAAGTTGTACCTGGTTGAAGTGTAATTCCGTATATGTGATATGCTTCATCTGTTAGTCCTGAAGGAGGAGAAGATGGTATTAAATTAATTACACCACCGTCAGTTGTAGCAACATCACTTAATAAAGCTGAACTTGCACCAGTTTTGAATGTTGTTGGTTGCGTAGCCGCATTTCTAACAGCGAACCAAAAAGCACGAGGATTAGAATCAGTATTGTTCACTGCTTGGACGGGAAAATCATGAGTCTGATCGCCTAATTGGTTCGTGTTAGAATGAAAACCGGTACTCTGAGCATCGTCAATTATATCTGTAAGTGTAGGAGGGGTTCCTGTACTTGCAGTCCAAATCCAAAAACTTGGATATGTAAATGAAGCTGATACGTTAGTTGTTGTAGATGATTGATCTACAGTATACGCTGTACCGGTTACATTGACAGGCCGTGAAAATGTACAAGTATTACTAACTGTACGAGTAGTACCTGTATTGTCCTTATGAATAGGAGTAGTGAACGTAAATGTTCCACTAACATAGCCATTGCCAGATGTATTGTTCAAAGTACCTCCAGTAGCCGAAAGCGAATGTGAACTATTGCTTGAACTATTGAGGCCGCTTACACTTGTACTGTAAGAGGTACTTGAATATGTTTTTAAGAATGTCTTTCCGCTGACATTACTTTTAGATAAACTCATAGACGCTGTTGACCAGTTAACGGAAAAACTTGTATCAGAAGCTGTGTATTCTGATTCACTGCCGTCATTGTGATTAAATTTAACTGTTGCGCCTGCTGAGCCACCACTACGATTAGTTGATGTTGATCTAATATATGAATTTGAATTATCTACAGTGAAAGATTGAGTCCAATCTACACCACCTGCCGGTGTTTGTGAAAAACTACCTGCTGAATAATTAGATAAAGTACCGTTAACACTTCCACTTGTTTGAGTGATAGAGTAAACTGAACTTATAAAATCGTTTGTGACATCACTAGGGTTGTCTACTGATACAGAAAATCCTGTACAAGGAACATCCCAATTTAATGATGAACTTGGAGTTGATGAAGCTGAAAAAGAAGGAGTAAATGTAGCAAGAGTTAATCTTAACAAGTCATTATGAAACTCTGCTGTTCTTATAGTACTTGTTGTACCACTTTCTAAAAATCCTGTAAGTGTTCTATAATCTCCTGAAGTTGTGAATACCAATGGTGAATCTGATCCTGTTCCTGCTGATCCTGTAAAACCAACGAGACCTTGCGATCCTGTAAAACCAGCTACACCTGCTGAACCATCGGCACCGGCAGATCCAGTATAACCAATATCTCCTTGATCACCTTTTGATCCTGTAAAACCAGTTGCACCATCTGAGCCGTCAGCACCTGCGTCTCCTTTAGATCCTGTAAAACCAATTACACCTTGATCGCCTTTTGAACCTGTAAATCCTACAGAGCCATCAAAACCTGTGTCGCCTTTAGAACCTGTATAACCTGCTCCAGCAGATCCAGTATAACCAACTGATCCTGTAAAACCTCCGGCAGGTCCTTGTTCCCCTCTTGATCCTGTGAAACCTGTTGTACCTGTTGAACCTGTATAACCAAGTGATCCTGTAAAACCTATTTCACCTTTTGAACCTGTATAGCCGTCTGCTGGACCTCGTTCACCACGTGATCCTGTAAAACCTTGAGAACCTGTGTAACCTCCGGGTGAACCGTCAGCACCTTTATCCCCTTTTGATCCTGTAAAACCTTGTGGTCCTGCTGATCCTGTGTAACCTATTCTTCCTAGGCCGACACGAACACCTGCATTCTTAATTACCGGCATGTGTGAATACTATTCCCCCCTCATTAAAGTCCAAGCATTGACTTTTTTTTACTATTCTGTTATAGTATATTTATAAATAAACTGTAGTGAATATAACAAAGAATTTTAAATGATTTCTATAGCATTTTTAGACATAATTGGCTTACCATATGATGGCGACACATTGACAAAGAGAGGTCTAGGTGGTTCCGAGTCTGCAACCATTTTAATGGCCAAGAACTTATCAAAACTAGGATTTAAAGTCACAGTATTTAATAATTGTAATAGTGATCCTAATCTTGCGAGAGAAGGAACATATGACGGCGTACAGTATCTAGACAACTCTATTTTAGATTACAAAAATGATTTTAAATTTGATATTGTAGTTTCATTAAGAACAATTATACCTTTCTTAGCACCTAATCAATACAAACACTTTGAAGGATATCAACCTCAAAGATACAGACATATTAAAGTAAACGCAAAACATAGAGTAGTTTGGATGCATGATACATTTGCAAACGGCGATCTTATGTTAGAAGATTTATTAATACAAGGTCACATAGATGAAGTATTTACTTTATCTGATTTTCATTCAACGTATGTTATGAATTGTGATCATGGTAAACGTAGAAATTTTGAAGTATTGAAACATAGATTTTTTCAAACTAGAAATGGTATAGTACAATATCATAATGAAGTTGACATAAGAAAAAAAGATCCATATCTTTATGTGTTCAATGCAGCTTTCACAAAAGGTATGAAACCTTTAGTAGAAGATATATGGCCTATAGTTAAACAAAAAATACCTGAAGCAAGATTAATCTGTATTGGTGGTTTTTATACATTTAAAGATGGAAAGATGGACGCTCAAGGTCAAGAATGGCTAAAGATGTCACAAGATCCTAAAAATAAAGAATTAGGAATAGAATTTACAGGAGTTATTAAACAATCTGAAATAGCAGATATAATGGCTAAGGCAAGTTATAAATTATTTCCAGGTGCTTTTCCTGAAACATTTGGTATATCTTCTTTAGAAGCAATCGCATATAACACACCTTTAATCACTACACGTTTCGGTGCTTTAGAAGAAACTGCTGTATCGTCAGCATGTTATTTAATTGATTATGCTATAGAACCAAACTCTTTATTTCCATTTATACCTAAAAAGAGACAAGTAGAAAAATTTGTTGGCGAAGTATTAATGGCACATCACAATAGATATTTACATCAACAAAAACAATACGCTTGTAATATGATAAAAGGTATTGTTGGTTGGGACTCTGTTGCTCTACAGTGGAAACAACACTTCTACAGAATGTTAGGACATTATTTACCTGTAGATGAATATAGAAAAGTAAGTTATATCAATTCAAGAGTTAGAGAAGTATTTGGTAGAAGATTTACAAATCTAGAAGAAAATTATATACCTAGAAGAAAAGAACAAAAGATTGTTATTATATCGCCTACTTACAATTCAGAAAGATATATTGCAAACTGTATTAGATCAGTTATTTCACAAGATTATGATAATTATGAAATGATTGTAATTGATGATTGTTCTACAGATGATACTTACAGAGTTGCCAAACAGTTTGAATCTGATAGGATAAAGGTGATTCGTAATGAAGAAAATAAAGGCGCTGTTAGAAATCAAATAGAGTCTATAAGAAAATATTGTAATGATGATGACATTGTTATGTTTTTAGATGGCGATGATTCATTTATAAATGATAATCAGATATTACAAATGTATAATAATCTTTATGACGGCACTACAGAATTTACTTATGGGTCGTGTTATTCAATGGTAGACAAAATACCTTTAGTAGCACAAAACTATCCAGAAGAAATAAAAAGAAAAAAAGAATATAGAAAATATAAATTTAATTGGAATATGCCATACACACATTTAAGAACATTTAAAGCAGGACTTTTAAATGGTTGTGATGACAGTAATTTCCAAGATGAAAACAAAAAATGGTACAAAGCCGGCGGAGACGGTTCTATATTCTATACACTAATAGAAAAAGCCGATCCGAATAAAGTAAAAGTCGTATCTGATATAGTCTATAATTATAATGATATAAATCCTCTTAATGATTATAAAATTAACAGTGACGAACAAACAAAAAATGCAAATAGGATAATTAACCAATGAAAAAAATATTAATAGCAATTCCAACGAACAAGTATATTGAGCCGGATACGTACAAAGCAATATACGATTTAACAACACCAGAAGGATTTAAAATAGAGTTTCAATTCTTTTATGGATATCAGATAGATCAAATAAGAAATTTAATAGGCCATTGGGCTGAACATTATGATTATCTATTTTCAGTAGATAGTGATATTGCCTTTGATAAAGATACACTAGTCAAAATGGTAAAACACGATGTAGATATAGTGTCAGGTCTTTATATACAAAGAATACCAGGTACACACTCATTAGAAATTTACGAAGCAGGTCCTAACGGTGGCTCTAGACGTATACCATGGGAAAACTGTAAGGACAATCCTTTCTTTGAAATAGTTGCGTGTGGTATGGGTTGTGCTTTGATTAAAGGAGAAGTTTTTAGAAAAGTTGGTTATCCTTACTTCACTTATCACTCAGCACTAGATCATAACAATACTGTTTCTGAAGATGTTGATTTCTGTAGAAAAGCAAGATCAAAAGGATTTAAAATATTTGCTGATACTACAATACGTTGTAGACATACAGGTAATAGTACGTTTGAAGTTGGTCAAATTATGAACAATCGTGATATGTTTGCTGAACAAAAACCTGTTGAAAAAACTTATGTTCAAGAAGTTGAAGGCAAAGGTAAAAAAGATACTAGATTTATTGATAAGACTGCCAAAGCAGTTAAAAGAGTATATCCAGGTATTGATCCTGAAACAGGAAAATATGCACTAGAAGTAAACGAAGGAGAAAAATTTACAGGCGACAGTGTTGAATATAACTCATTAGCAGACGCAGTAAAAAGATTAAAAAATCCTATAGGTGCAAGTATGGAGATTGGTGTTAGATTAGGTCTAGGAAGTAAAACTATTATAGACGCATATAGACATCATCACCCTAATACTAGTCTTGTTCATTTAGGTGTTGACCCTTATGGCAATATTGACTATGCAGCTTCTGATAGTGTATTAGCAAGAAAGTTTAACTATGATAACTTAATGAGAAAGACTACATTGATAAACTTTGCTGAAGATTATCCAGAGTTTCATTTAGTCAACTTTGAAGATACTGAATTTATGAAAAGATTTGCTGATGGCTATCCTGTTTACGATGAATATAAAAGAATGGTAGACAAATACGAAATGATACACTTTGATGGTCCACATGATACATTATCTGTTATGAAAGAGGCCGTTTTCTTTAATCAAAGAAAAGCAGATCAAACTGTATGGGTATTTGACGATATTTCTGGCTTGCAATGGGCTACTCTAGAAAACTTTATGACTAAAGCAAAGTTTAAACTTGTTCACAAAGGTATGAACAAAGCAATGTTTGAATATATTAAGTAAAGGCTTTTACTACAGACGGTGTGACAATTGCGATACCCTCTAATAAACGAGTAACCGTACTATCAGTGTGAGTTGCAACAACATCAAAAACCCAACGACCAGCTTTCATAGCTTTCGTTTGATCAGCAGTTAAACTGATAGTCACAACACCTTGAACGGCCATGTCACTTGTACATGTACTAGTAAATAATACTCTAGGGTAAGTAGTTGCATAACCTTGAGCTGCTTTTGCAACCATTGTAAATCCAGTAAGATCAAACGCCGTTCCGTCAGAGTTAGTGACTTCTAGGTCGTAAGTAAAATTGGATCCTTGATCTATTGTTAAATTTGCTATGCCCGCCATGTAGTTATTTATATAAGGAGAGTTGCCATTTTGTACTAAAAAATGTATACTATATAATATAATGTTGAGAGTCTTTGTTATACTTTTGTTATTGATTTCCAATGCCTATGCGTGTAATTGGGAAGACGATGTTCCTTGTGTAACCATATATCCAAATATAAACAATTCAAATGCACTAGGAGATAAGATAACGCCCACATATACAATAACAAAATCAGAAATAGAAAAATACAATCTCATAGACCTACCTAAAGTATTAAATCATATTCAAGGCCTAGACATAACTCAATCAGGTCCAACAGGTCAACAATCATCTTTGTTTTTAAGAGGTACAAACTCTAATCACACATTAGTTTTATTGAACGGCATACCTATCAATGACTTCTCTACACCCACAGGCGCCCACGATGTTGGTCAAGACTTTATGTTCAATGTTGTACAAGTAGATGTATATAAAGGGTCACAAGGTGCTCATTGGGGAGCAGACGCCGTTGGTGGTGCAATAAATTTTAGAACAACAGTAGATTATGATAAAAGATTAAGTTTATCAGGTAATGGTAATGATAGTACTATTAGTGGTAATTATTATACTAGATTAAATGATTTTGATATATCTGTTTCAGCAGGTCAACACAAATCAGAAAATGTATCTGCTTTATCAGGTGCTGACGAGAAAGATGGTACTAGTAATAAAACAATAGGTGTTAATGTAAGTAAGTGGTACGATCTTGTACATTGGCGAACAACTTGGTTTGCAAGAAACACACTTACAGATTTAGACGGCCATAATGTTTCTATACAAGACGGAAAATGGGCAGATAATACTTTCTTTGCCTTACAAACAGGTATTGACTATTTAAATAATAGTTTAACTTTTCATACACATGAATATGATAGGGATTATGATGACTCTCACTATGAAAGTGAAAACTACACTATAAGAGGTACACATCAAAAAGAAAAATATGGTTTTGGTTTTGATTATAAACATAATGAATCATTAACAAGACAAAATCACAATTTAGGATACTTTTTCAATTTTTCACATAATATATTTTCATATCATCATAGAATTGATGAAGAACACGAAACGTATAAATTAGGTTTCTTTAAAGAGATAGAAGATGGTTTAAGTATAAGTGGTAGCACATCAACAAGTTATAAAGATGAAACTACTTGGACAGATATTGAGTACGGTGAATCACAAGAACTAACACTAACTAAAAATAACTTTACAACAACTATATTCAAAAATGATATTGGTAATTTAAATTCTGATGGTATAGAGTTTAGTTATAAACAAGAGAACTCTAAATTTTTTGTTAGTCATTTAAACAGTAAAACAAATGATAGTGTAAATTTAAGAAGGCCTAATTGGTCTCTTGGCTTTATGCATACGAAAGAATTAGAAAATAACTTTTCTATAACTACTAATTACAAATATAAAGGTAAACATTTAGATATACACAATGTCACTTGGCAAAGTGGAATAACAATGCCTGAAACACACTTATTAGATTTAAATCTTGGATATAATTATCATGGTATAGACTTTGGTATTAGTCTAACAAATGTATTAGATGAAAACTATGAGTCGCCTCATGGGTTTAGTCAAGAAGGAAGAAAGTTTACTTTAGGATTTAAAAAATCTTATTAAGATTGTACGTGTAATTTATTCTTATCTTTAGGGTGTACAAATCCTATTGACTTTCTATCTTCATTAAGTTTGTCAGATTTATATCTTTCTATTTTTTCTAAACAATGTTTTTGAAAAGTATAACCCAATTCTTTTCCTAATTCATATACTTTTATAAATCTTTCAAATCTTATATCAAAATCAGAGTTTTCATTTTTCCATTTAAATCCAAATTCACTATCAAATAACTCTCTATGGTCAAAATCTAATGGAGTATTTTTAAAAGTCATCATTACGTGGTGAGATACGGCAATTAAATGCGAATACTTTGCATAGTCTCTTAATAGTTGCAGAGTATCTTCAAACATTTTTTCCGTTTCCGTAGGATATCCGACAATCAATAAGAACTTCATATTAATATTCCGTTTTCCTAGGTTTTCTACAAAGTATTTTATATCTTCATTGCTAAACTTCTTTCTCATATGATCTCTAACTTCTTCGTTACCAGCTTCTATACCCATTTCTAAAGCATTGCAACCAGAGTTTGCTAGATTGTCAAAGTCTTCTTGTGAGAAAGTCTTTTTATCTCTTACAATGAACTGTGCCTCCCATTTAATCTTTTTAGGCCTATTTGCTAATTCTCTACACAAATCTCTAAAATGTTTCATAGAACCATTGATTAATGAATCTGAAAAGTGTATTTTCTTTGTACCTGTTTGTTCAGATACTTGGTGCATTTCATCGGCGATTTTTTTACCTGTCTTCCATCTAAATTTAGGCCATATACTTGCAACATCACAAAAGGTACAATTTCTAACGCAACCTCTTGATCCTGATATTACAAACTTTCTATATTTTTGATGTTGTATTACGTCTGAATAATCTGGTGGTGGTAAGTCTTCTATGTTCTCTATCTGTACTGGTAATTTTCCGTTGATACCTGGATAATCAAAGTTTCCGTTTAAGAACTCACGTAAAGCATATTCTCCTTCTCCTACTATGTAATAAGGAGTTGGCCATTTAATATCAACACCTGAACCACCATAAAATACATTTTCAAATCTTTTACCTAGATTTAAACCATCTTCTTTTTGCATAAAAGAAAATACTGATATACCTAACCATCTAAAATTGTATTTGTTTATTTCTTTTTCTATATTATCTAACGTGTCATACATATGACCGTCAACAACTTTAATTTTAAAACCTAATGGTTCTAGATAACCTTTTAGAAAAGAAGGACCAGGTGCAGGTTTAGTTTTATCCATGCCTGGTAGTGACGTAATAACAGCGTCATAAAGTATATCTTCTTTGATAACTTCTCCTGCTCTAGGCCATCTTTCTTCGGCCGTAGGAAATCTATTGGTCATTTGGCAAACCTCCAACAATATGAACACGATTTATTGTTGAACAATTTAACGCCGTATGTTTTTTTGTAGTATCTATCACATACGCTTCGCCTGTGGCTGGTATATGAAATCTGTCATTATCTAATATCAAAAAACAATGTTCATGTGTTTCAATTGGTATATGTAATCTCTTTGTTAAGTCATTGTGCCATAGATAGCATGATTTTGGTTTCATTCTCATCAATCTCGTTCTAGTAAGTTTATGTTCTTGCATTATACTATTAATGTAAGGTATATCAAAAAGAGGTATATTATAAGTATGTTCTACGCTATCTATGGCATAGCCATCGCCAGCACCTTCCTCAGGATTCATATCTTTTGAATACCCTTGTAAGTATAACTGTTTGTTATAATTTGGCAGTGTAGATAACTCTTGTTTGATTTTCTCTAGATCGTATTGATATGTTTTCATTTTTTACTTTTTAACAGTTTGTCCTTTGCTCTTAATTTCCATTTTTTTAACTCTCTCAAATCTAACCAACTTTTAGAATCTCTAGTTGATCTTCTCATACTGATTAACTCATTAACTTTTTTTTTCAAGTTTTTATGTGTTTCTTTTATGGTCATAAAGCCTCCATTCTGTATATAACTATTTATATAAGGGATAAATATGAATATGATTGAAGACATACTAAAAAGAAGAAAACAAATTAAAGTATACTCTAAAGACAATGTACCATCAAAAGAAATGGTTGAAACATTATTATCAAAAGCATACGATTGTGTGGCCTCAAAACAAAATTTAGTACCATATAAAATACACGTATTAGATAAGTCTAAAAAAGAAGCAAAAAACTTATTATATAAATTGTCTTCTTCTACAAAAGGTGGTAACAAAAATCACGAACTACAAGCACCATATGTTTTAGTATTTACAAAAAGACTTGTTGATAAACCTAATCCAGAAACACAAAGAAAAATTAATTTAGGTCACGACTATCCATTAACTGATCCTAAAAGATATAAAAATTATGAAGCTGATGTAGCTATAGAAATTGGCATGTTTGCTAAAACACTATCAGCATTATGTTTAGAAAAGGGTTTAGATGTATCTTATATATTATGTTTATCTAACAATAGCGATGAAAGATGGAATGATGAAAAATTAAAGTTTATTGATGATGAAATTATGTTTGCTATGGCACTTGGTTATAAACATACGAATCAAGATAATCCATTTTGGAGAGACAAAAAGCATAATGAATATAAACCAAAAATCAAAGATATAATCAACTGGCATTGACTTTGATTTTATAATATGTTATATTAATATATGAGTACATTAAACGTAATAGTGACTTCTAAACCAGGCGATGGTTTAATGCATTATAGCTTTGAACAAGTACAATATCTAAATGATCTAGGTATTAATGCAAAGCTTATAATCATACCTCACTACAGATTTACCAAAGAAACCTACATAGAGGCCTTAACAGAAAAGTATATACATATGAAAAATGTATATTTTGATTATGAAGAAGCTGATGTAAATTTAATCATGGGTAGAAGTATGTTAACTCTGGCATACAAGAGTATTAGAGACTATGATAAAGATACACAATTGACTTTACGTTTATTATTTAAAAAACCTCTTATATCAGTATATTCAGAAAACCACCCTAAAGAATATCCTTTAGCACTAGAATTTTTTAAACCAGAAAAAGTAATTGACTTATGCGACCATGAGGTATATGTTAATGGTGTAGGTAGACAATTTGAAAAGATTATTAATTACAGTGTATATAAACCTATAGTCAGAGACGTTAAGTTTAAGTATTTGTTTTTAGGTACAAACGAAAGTTATTACACTGAACTAAAAAAATATATTCACAAGTACCAAAATCATGGTATCTTGGCATATAAAGATAAGTACATAGATCATAATCTAAATCATGTATTTGTACCTGTAAAAAATTTATTAGGTATGTTTGATACTTACGTTTATACTAAACATACATTTGATCCGGCACCAAGATTAATGCAAGAGTGTCGTTTCTTTGGAATGAATTTTATATATGCAAGAGATAAAAATATTAAAGACGCAGGACCTATTTACTATAAAAGACCAGCAAACTGTCTTACTGATCCTGTTAACAAACCAAATATAGAAGTTATTATAAAGGCAATGAATGACATACTTTAAACAAAGACGTAGATTAAATTTAGACGTGACACATAGGTGTCCTCTTGAATGTCCTAATTGTCAAAGGCAAACATCTTTTACTAATAACGGCCTAGTACCACATGGTCGTGACTTAACTATAAAAGAAATTAAAATGATTGCAAAGTTTTTTAAAGATGTTGCTTTTTGTGGTCAGTTATCTGATCCTGTACATCACCCTAAATTTAATGAGATAATGAAAGAACTAAAAGATGTGCCAGAGGTATTTGTTCATAATGCAGCTACAGCTAAACCTATATCTTGGTATATTAAATCTTGGAAAGCAAATCCTAAAGCAGTATGGATTTTTGCTTGTGACGGTTTACCAAAAGATAGCCACAAGTATAGAAAAAACCAGGATGGGGAGAAGATGTTTGAAATAATGAAAGAGGCTAAAAAACATTTAGTCACTACACCAGTTTGGCAATGTATAAGATTTAACTATAATGAAAACGATATTGAAACATGTAAAAAAATGGCTGAAGATGAAGGATTAAGTTTTATATCTGTAGAGTCTTCAAGGTGGTTAAGTGATGATGATCCTTTTATGCCAACAAATGCTTTAAAATCTAAAAACGATGTATATAAAATATAATAACATAGAAATAGAATTTAATATTAATGCAAAACAAGTTGTATTAGCTCTATCTGGTGGCACAGATTCAGCAGCTCTTTTTTATTTAATATGTAAACACTACCCTAACGTAGAAGTTATACCTTACAGTTGTGAGGAAGCTTATAATCCATATGATATACAATCAGCTGAAAAAATTGTAGAGTTTATGAGAAATAAATTTCCTAATAGTAGTATTAGAGATTTAGTAAAAAGTAAATATGATGAAAGTTTAAATTACACTTCCGACAAAGTAGATAATACTTTAAATGCTGGCGCTGTATCAAAAAGTTTACAATTAGATATGGCAAAAGATAAATTAATGGAAGAAAATCAAAATGCTGTTCACTTTCAAGGAATGACTAAAAATCCACCATTAAGTGTACAAAAACAATATCCTATAATGCTACAAAATGCCGAAATAAGAAGAAATAACACCTATTCTATTGTATATGGAAAAAATAATTATAGACCTTTTATTAATGTTGATAAAAAATTTATAGCAGACATATATAAAAAAGAAAACTTAATGAACACTTTATTTCCTCTCACAAGGTCTTGTGTTGGTAATGTTTGGACTACCAATCTATGTACAAAAGAATGTCATAGATGTTTTTGGTGTTATGAAAAAAAATGGGCTTTTGATTTAGAATGGGATTATAATTTAGTTGGACCAGACGTAAACGGACCAAATGATATACATGTTGAAGCTGATATAGTAGAAAGATATATAGATGAAAATAAAACCTAAATGTTTGCCTGATCCAGACGATAAAAGTTTTGTGCCTATGCCTTTGGCAATAGATAATAGAGGTCATCTATTACCTTGTTGTTGGTGTGATCACCCTAAAACAACAAAAGATGAAAAGTATCAACCTCTTTACAAAGTCAGTAAGTTAGAAGATCATAATAGTATAGATGACATACTAGATCAAAAAGAATGGAAGAAGTTTGAAAATGATTTGATCCAGGCTAGAGATATAGGAGACAACATAAATAGTATATTGAAAACGTGTCTTCATCATTGTAAAGTAAGACAAGAAGATGACGCAGTAAAAGTTGAAACGTATTTTGAAAAAGGTAAAAAAGTAGCAAAGGATATAAAATAATGGACGCATGGAAATATGAATATGAGCATGACAAAGAGAACTATACTAAACTCTTTGATGAATGCATGAAAGAAAATCAGGAACAAAACATAGAGTTTCTAGAAAAAACAATCACAAGTATAATACCAAGAAAATATGCCGTTGCATGTCAAAACGGTACAGACGCTTTAATGTTTTCTTTAAGATGTTTAGGTGTAAAACCAGGTGATGAAGTATTAACAACCAACTTCTCATGGATATCAACAGCGTCTTGTATATCTATGGTAGGTGCAACACCAGTATTTTGTGATATAGACCCATACACTTATCATATATCACTTGACAGTATCAAACGTATGTATTCAGACAAAGTAAAAGCAATTGTCTATCCACATTTATTTGGTAGTATGTCAGATGTGACAGAGATATTAAAATTTTGTAAAGAGAAAAACATAGCGTTTGTAGAAGACGCAGCTCAGGCTATAGGTTCTAGTCTTAACGGCACTAAAGCAGGTACTCTAGGAGAATTGAGTACAATAAGCTTTAATGCGAACAAAACGATAGGTGGAATCGCCGGAGGTGGTGTGGTATTGACAGATAACAAAGACTATGCTAATATGTGTATCAAGTTAAGAAAACATGGTAACCATGAGATATTAGGATACAACTCTAAAATGTTATTCTTTAACGCAAAGTTTATAGATTACAGATTAAAAAAACTCAATCAATATATTGAGGCAAAACAAGCCGTAGCAAAAAAATATGATGAACAATTAGATGGTTATATGTACGTACACAAACCAACTAACGGTCTCAATCATACATATCACAAATATATTATAAGATTTGATGAAGGAGATCCAGTTGAAGGTGGCGAAGCAAGAGATAGAATAAAACAAAAGATAGGTGCTCAAGTACACTATGAAAAACCTATTTCAGAAAGGCCTATGTATAAAAATATAGAACATAGAAGTGATACTTGTAAAAATGCTCAAGTTGTTAGTAAAACTATATTAACTTTACCTATACATCCTTGGCTGACAGATGAGGAGATAAAAGATACCTGTAATGGTATATTAAATAATCTATGATTGAAATAATAGCAAACGAAAAATTAGATCAAGTTAGTTATATAGACAGTAAAGGCAATCCTGTTCCTATAGCAGATCAAAATCTTATTAAGACTTGTCAAATGATGAAAAGAGCATTAGGTACTAGTGACATCTTTGACGAAACACTAGTTGACAAAGAACATGAACCAGTATATGAGTATATTGTAGAGAAAACTTATTTAATGCCTGAATACGATTACGGACCTTTAAACTTTAAAGAAGGACCAAAACAAAAATTGAAAATAGCGTTTAATAAATTATTTTATGAAAAAATTAATAGTTAGTGGTGATAGTTGTTCAGATATAAATTTTGAATCAATCTGTCATCCTACATGGGACTTTTCTTATCCAAAATGGCCTGAACTTTTAGCAAAACATTTAGATATGAAACTAGTTTGTTTAGGTAAAGGTGGCCAAGGGAATCAATTTATATATCACACTATACAAGATGAGATAATGAAAACACCTAAAGAAGAAATAGGTTTAGTTGTAGCTGCATGGACACAATCTCACAGAAAAGATTGGCAGGATGGTTGGTTAAGTACGTGGCACTCTTTAAGAGTAGATCAGAATGGAGACTTATTAAATTTTATAAAAAAATCAATGCGACATTTTGTAAGTTTTCAAACATTATGCGAAAGATATGATTTGCCCTACTTTCATTTTCAAATGGGAAATTTATTTGAAAATATGTATAATGGATTGAAACCTACAGAAACAGATAGATTATTAAATCCTAATCTGACAGATGATGATAAAGTACCATATAAAATACTTAAAACTAACGAAAGAGATTTAGAAAAGTTTGAAGAATTAATACAACAATATAAGAAACATATAAATAACTTTGCTACATGGCCTCTTTCAGGAGAATTTGGTGGTGGAAACATGTTAGATATTCTTGAAATTAGTCAAACAAAAGAATTGAGAGTATCCGAACTAGATGATCACCCAAATGAATTAGGACATAAAGCAATAGCAAATAAATTAATAGAATACATAAATGACCACTCAAACTTATCAAATATTTAAGAAAAGAAAACACGTTATAGAGTATCGTAAAGATATGGTACCTAATAGAGAAACAATTAATGACGCACTATGGCATG